TATTTCTACAACACGTTTTGCTAACATTGGATAATATGGTTTTTCATCAGTTCCCAATGTAAGAATGTATATCTCTGCATCGGGAAATTCCTTACACAATTTATAATAGACAATTGCCGAATCTGCGCCACCTGATAACTTCATTCCTATTTTCTTTTTCATATGTTCTCATTTATGATTTGTAGTGCTTCTTAGATGACATCGTCTTCAACCCGTGTAACTAAACCAATCTCGCCTGATATCTTCATCATCATTCGATCACCAGTACTAGGTTGTTCTTTGGTTGTATATAAACGTCTGCGGCTTTTGAAATACCATTTTTCAATAACAGGACCATTCTCATCTTCGTCCACTACAACATAAGCTACAGTTTTACGCACCAATGCTTTGCGATAACCGCAATCTATTCCATTAGATGAGTCGCGAACCCAAACTAAATGTGGGTATTCTATAGCTCGGCCAGTCGTTGGATCATTGAACATGTCAAAGTCTGGGTTCATGCTGTATTCAAAAATGTTGCCTAGATCTTTTTCAATGAAGTAACCCTGGATCGATCCGTCACCTGTATTAAAATATGTAGAACCTGGTGCAAAGGCCATCCTATTCCTCCAACATGCCTTGTTCTTTAGCGGCAGCAATTATAATCGGTGTAAACTTTGCTTCAACCAACTCGTTCACCTGATCCCAGCTACCTCCAAGATAACCATACTCTTTGGTGTGTACTGGAAGGTACAATTCGCTTTTACGAAGACCGTCAAGAGCAAAACGACAATCATAAGCACGGTTAATAAGTAAATTATTAAAAATATCATATACAACATTATGTGCTTTACGATACTTTTCCAACGCAGGATTTTTCTTTGGATTCTCTACTGATCCTGTCGGTGGGATTAATGCGTCTAGGTCACGGCTTAACTTATAGGTCTTGTCTGTTACGCCCCAGTTAGCTTTTTTTGGATTAAACATCTGATATCTCCGGTAATTAATTTAACTTATAATAATATTATAGCACCAAGACGTATTGGTGTCAAGTATTATTTTTATAATAATCGTTACTAATTTCTTTGGCTTTATTCCAAATTGGCGTATTATGAACTTTAGTCATAGAATCAAGAAGCAGTGCTTTTTCTTCCATATACACTACTGCGAATTTTTTATCGTTTTTAATAATACATTCAGTATTATGTATTAGGTCTGCACATTTTATAAATTGCGCTTCTTGTGAAGCTTTCTGTATGTGCTTTCGGTCAATAGCTTTGCGTGTTGCTCTGTTACCATCTTCTGGTTTGCTCGTATCCGTGAGCCAGTCAACAAGATCAGCAATGGTATCACCAAAATGCTCCCTAATAATATCAATTGTAACATTTGTATCCTCCACAACATCGTGTAACAATGCTGCTTGTATTTGTTCGGCATTGCCGCCGTATTCTTCTACAATACTAGCTACTGCCACTGGATGTGTATAATATGGCTGCCCAGAATATTTTCTTTTCTGGCCGACAGCTTCGTGGGCGGCGATTGCAAATAGTTTTGCATTAGTATTGTTATTATCCATAATTATAGTCCGTATAATTAAAAGTTGGCGGTTTGTCCAGTAGTTGGATTGCGTAATTCAAGAATTACATAATTTACATTTGGATTATATGTAACATCCAGTGCCCAATTATATGCGCTATCCCAATCAACAAAACGCATAGTTTCAGTTAATGTCAGTCCTTCAGCAATGCCAGATAACATATATTTGTCAAATTCTACTTTGAGTATTGTGGTTGTCATGTTTATATTCTCTTTAATTAACTTTATACTTATATGATACAGTAAGACGTATTGGTTGTCAACCTTTTTTGGCTTGTTGCAAATTAAAAGTCAAATAAATCTGAAAATGTATTTTTATCTTCTGCCATAGTTAAATCCCAATTCAACACACCCAGCAAATTGTCCAGCTTTTTAGTAATAATAGTTTCTTCCATAAGATCATCATCAAACGGTAGTTCTTTAAACCAGTCTGGAATACGCTTTACATCAGTTGGATACCCGATGCTTTTTATTCCTAATGCATTAGGTTTTAGCTTGCATACGATAGTTTTCATACCATCAGTAATATCACCACTATATGCATCGCTATTCATTTCTTTAAGTCTATTCCAGTTAATAGCTGCCAATACATGACCAATCCCACACTTGCCAGTCTTTTTCCATACATTAGTATGATGTGTTAATTTATTAACTCGTTTAGGCGTACCTTTTTCCCACGACTGCATCTCACGAAACTTCTTACGGAATTTTTTAATATCCTCAATGATAGAATCTTCACTAGCACCAGTGAGCACTTTCATAAGAACTTCGCCCAAATAATCTTGCATAAATGGCGGGGTATCACTACGCTTCAAGTCTAAGCCCATTGCTTTAACTTTACCCACTTTACCATCAGTATCTTCACGCTTGCCTTCGTTATCATACACTAATGCTGCATAACGTTTCTTAGTAATAAAGATTCCAGCTTGCGCTGAAATCTCTCTACCTGCTGCAATAATTGTACCTAAGTCTAACGTTGTGTGGAATGAATTATTCATAAAGCTAGGAAACGTATTGTTTACTTCATCACAAACTGCTTCATAGTATGCAGTAATAGTATCCTTATCCCATTGAATCTCGTTTTTGTCAATTTGTTCTTTAAGCATTGGATATGCACTAAAATATACTGAGTCAGTATCACCATATACAATGCCATCACCTACGTGATTATACTCGTCTGCGATAACTTCATTTGCTTTGGCTGCCATATGACGCGCAATACAGCGACCAGTTAGTGTAGTACTTTGTCCTAGACGCGGATCATTAAATCTACTTCCTGGATTAAGTAACGCACCATACAAACTGTTCAAGTTAATCTTCTTAACCAACTGTCGCTTATCCCAAAATGCAAACTTATCACCACCCTCATCACGTGCTGCACGTGCTTTAGCTTGTAATTCTTTACGTTCAGCATACCAGCGTTCTAGCAATCCTGGAATAATACCAGTTCGCTCATATGTAAAGATTGTACCGTTAGCACTAATAAGCCAAGGTTGTCCGCTATTGAATACAATTTCATAAATCTCTGCGCCTGTAGCTTCAATGCTTTCGCCATCTTCAAAATCCAGCATCAAGCGTACATCAGTATCTTTAGCCATTACTAGCTCATATTCAGCAGCAGCAAATTTGCCCTCCCAATAACGTGCTACTGGACTTTCTTTGTACTTTGCAAAGCATTCTTCAATACCAAGCGATGTAATAGTATGCCGCACTTGGCCTACAATAGTTTCAGTGCTCATATTGCAACTACGCAAGATACTAGGATATAGACTGTTTAAATCCATGCTGCCAATCCATTCATGCATACCTTTTTTAGGTGTTGCAACATAGGCGCCAGCAGCCTGTACTTTGCGCTGATATGATGGTTGAAAAAAATCGCCACGTTTTTTATCTGGAACAATTAATCCAAGACTATGCGCATGGTTAACAATAGCTTGGTCTGTTTGCGCGACCGCACCCATTGTTGTTTGTAGCAATACAGTGTTAGAGTGTGCCAACACGTTTGCCAAGTCAATAAACTGTAGTTTAGCGTCTAGTCTTACTAGCAAGTCAACGTCTTGCCTGTTATACGCAATGAATTTTTCATAGTCATTGTTGTATAGTTGATCCAATGTACCTTCATAATCTACTTTGCGTTCATTAAGTTCATATTCGCCAATGGCGTCTAGGCTATAACTATGCATTTCATGATATGTATACTTGCGATACAATTCAAGCATATCCAAATGTACACGGCCAGCTAGATCATATGTTTCACTTTCTTTGCCAAACTTAACAATAGTTTTAGCTTTTGGGAATTTATCCCATAAACAAAATTTACGTGTGTGACTTTTGCTTAGTATCCGTGAAATACGATTAACAATATATGGGATATCGAAGCCTTCACTATTCCAACCGGTGAATACATCAACATCATCAGATAACTCAAGGAAGGCGCCTAGCAGTTCTTCTTCAGTATCAAATAATATTGTATCATCAAATTTTTCACATATAGCTTGTGCTTCTTCTTTAGATAATGTGTCAGGTTTAATAGTTAAACATATAGTACGGTTTAACCAACTTAAATGTAACGCAATGGCAGTGATTGCATTGAATGGATCTTCAGGTGGAGCAAACCCTTTGTTTTTATTAAAATCAACCTCGATATCGAAAAAGCCAATATGTAATTCAGGTGCTTCAGCATCCATATAATTGTCAGCCAAGCACCTGAATACTGGATTGATGTCACTCTCAAACAATCCTTTATGGCCATGCATTTTCTTTTCAGTATTGAATCTTCTACCGCTGTTACATACAACCCGATCCAACTTGTCGCCGAAGATGCTAGTAAATGCACCGCGGTCATCAGGATAATACATTGTATATTTTGCAGGGTATTCTCGATATTGGCGTTCGCCGTTCACACGTTCAACTACGTGTATAATATCTCGATCTCGATCTAAAAAGCTGTCTACATAACTCAATTTTAAATTCCTTATTTAAATATCGCGGCCAGTAACTTCTAGGATTGTTTCAAGTTCTTCAAATTCTTCTCGATTTTTACCAGCTTCTGCCTTATGGGCAATGCGGATAGCTTTATTAAGAATTGACGGTTTAACATCTAATTCTTCAGCAATTGCTTTTACAGTGTCACGAAGACCTTCTTTGAGTACTGTAATTTCTTCGGTTGTATGAATGCCTTCTTTAATAAGGCTTTTTAGTTTTGTGATATCGTTTGGTGAAAAATGGGCCATAAATTATCTCCTGTTTATGTAATAAAAATTTATTATAGCTTGTTAATGATACACAGAAATGATAGGAAAGTCAATGATTATTTGTGCTTTTTATCTTCTAATTTTTTAATACGTACTTCTAATTCTTCTATTTTCTTTGTAAGTTTTGGATTGGCGGCTTTCCATGCGTCTGGGTTATGTTTAAACCAAGTCCAACCCCAACGATTGACTAGGAAGTCTAGTATAGCTTCCCATTTGGTTAATGCCCAAAAGGCAATATATGTATCTTTGATCCAGTAAACAAATAATGCACCAAATATACTACCTACTAGTGCGGTGTAAATCCACAATCTGTCACTAGCCATTTGTTCGATCATTTCCCAAATCATTTTAGTTTAAATCCTATACGACCTTTTTGTCCAGTTGCAAAATATGATTTGTTTACAAGCTGTGGTGACCCAGCAAACACAGCTGGAAACTTAGTATAATAACTTAGTGCAAGGTCTTGTCCTTGTTTACTTCCTTTAGTTATCAATTGTATATACTGATTATTATTCAAAGCTGCTAACATTGCTGCCTTGAAATCAGCATTTTGATTAACTACTGGCATCATTGCATTAACTATTGCAGTTAGTGCATGATAAAATACACGATAGTCATTTCGTTCAAGTGTTCCTGGTTGTACAGGTTGCGCTTGGACCATTGCTCGTAACTTGTCATCTGTAATATCACCGATATTGCGTGACGCTCTGTCTAATGATTCTAATGCTGCTACTGCGTTTTTGTCAATAATTCCCAAGTCAAATGCTACTTGCACTGGGCCACTTACTGCTGATTTAGTTGCTAGTATTTCTATAATCTTGACACCAGTTTGAAATTCATTACGTTGTTCGTCAGTTATTTGTTTATATACGCCACTTAAACTACTGGCAGCACCACCAGCTTTACTTATTTTACTGCTTATTTGTAAGTCTATGCCATCTGAAGTGCGTACAACACTGTCTATAAGTTCCATGCCAGTATCTTGTGGGAACATAACGGTACTGCCAGCTAAATTAGTTAACCCAAAATGCTTCAATACTTCTGATGTGTTGCCGCCTACACTGCTAGTTGCGTCAATCAGTGCCAGTGGTCCTAAATATTCACCACCGTATTTCTGTAATACACCGCTATATTCATGTGCATTAGAAATATATGTTGACTTACCAGTTCTAGCTTGTTCAACAGCCTGTTCCATTATTGGGGCAAAATCTTCGTGTCCTGTGCCTGCCATCTGCGAATGGATATTATCTAAGATTGCATTAGCTAGTTGATCTGTAGATCTATAATTTTCATCACTAACTAAGTCACTTGGCTTAATTGGTAAACTTTCTTGTTTATGGCCCTTACCATATTTGTATCCGCGTAATGTTTTCCATAACCCGTGAATGCCGCCTGGCGGTATTTGTTTTAAATATCGTATCCAATATTGTGATTGATTATTAGCATCAGTTACATGTGCAATTACTGCTGCTAGTGTACCGTTGTTTTTAGCATTGTCATCAATACGCCTTGCATCTAGTGGAATAAGTGCATCTAGTGCTGATTCAAGATTTTCAAGATTTTCAAAACTAGCAACATCTTGTGGTATTGGTATAATTTCTTGTATAGTTAATATATCTGCAGGATCTGAAACACTGACATATGTTTCTCCTTGGTCTCGTGCTGTTACACCGCGAGATTCAAATATTATTTGTTCTGCTCTCATTTAATGATCCTCATTGCACTTGGTGCATTCGTATATATTGTTATCAGAATCATCGGCATTAATTTTAACATAATCCAAAGTAATAGTTCCACATGACACACATTCTACACCGTGGCAGTGTATGCATCTACAACTATCACAAATGACAAGAAATTTGTCTGTGGGTATTTTATTTAATCCAAATGATTGAGTATTTTGTAACTTAGTACCGCAATGACTTGGGCGGCCACAATTACTACAAGTTTGGCCGCCGATAATCATTACTTAAATCCTTTTTTAATAAGTGCTATGTCGTTGGCACTCAATCCTGCACTAGCTGCTTTTGCTACCATGTCATCACTATCAGTACCAGAACCAGCAATGCCCAAATCCTTAGCAAATTGTGTTGGAGCATCATCACCACCAAAGTCGCCTACATCTTTGCCACGCTTGCCTTTGCCTCTAACCATTCGTTTAAGGCCACCTGTTGCTTTGCGCATTCCGGCGATAGCTCCGCGTTTTAATGCTTGGCCTGCTGCTGATCTTGCTGCATAGCCTAAGGCTGCTCGAGCTGCCATACCACCTAATGCTGCTAATGGTACTACTTCATCGAGGCGGTCTTCAGTAAGCTCGCCACTCTCCAGTTGTTCGTACACTTCCATCAATTGATTATGCTGATCGATAAGATGCGTTCGGTGTTCAGGTATTAAATCTTTAGTGAATATATCAGACTGATAACTAATTAATACACACTCAAGAACATCTTTACTAACGCCAGCTTCTTGTTCAGCTAGGTTAGGTTGAGAAATAGTTTCGTCAATTTTATGAATAATGTTATATCCATCATTTTGTGTAATAGTATATGTATCGCTATGTACTGATATACGACGATTTTTCTTACCAACAACAATACTACGGTCATCTTTATCTAAGTTGACTGCTTTAACTTCATCTGCTTGGCCATTGTTTGAAAAATATACAGGCTCACCACGATTTAGCAAATCATCTATTTGCTGTGTTAACGGCATACTTTCAAATTCTGCTAATTGTGATAATCTCATTTCTTTCGTGCCTTTAATGATTTCTTTGCAGCATCTTTGGCATGCTTAAACATATCGTTAGCTACATTTTCTAATGCATCGTTACGCTTATCATCAAACGCCATGCCTTCGTCTACGTTCTTTTTATCATCTCTTTCTCTAGCTTTAATTTTATCACGTGCCTTTATAATTGCACCAGCTCGCTTCTGAGATTTCTTCTTAAATTTAGGCTTATTTTCTTTATCATAGCCATAATCAACTGGTACTTGAGCTTGTGACTTAGTATCCAATTCGTCGCGAGAAACACGTGCCTTCTTGACATATTTTTTCAATGTGTCACTTGAAACTTCGTTTGTCATATCACTATAGTCATCATCGTATCTGCGGAATTCGTCATATGACATATACATATCTGTATCTGGATCGTAGTAACTACCTTCTTTTGGATCGTAATAAACAACTTTACCACCTCGTGTACTAAATGGACCTTCTAAACCATCACGTGGCTGATATTTGTCGTCCATTGGAGGCAAAATTTTGTAACCTTCTTCAACGTCATCAACTTTCTTAAACATCGTTTTAATTCGCTTAGAGTGTTGCTTGTGTGCTTCATCATCACGTTCACCCTTTAGTTTCTTGCCATGTGCTTTTAGTTCATCAGTACTTAGGTCACTAGCAATACTTTTTGCCTTGTCCTTAACCCAATCACTGATTCCTTCATTATAAGATGCAAGAACCTTTTTCGCGGCGCGTTTTCTTTCCCATTCAGCATCAGCTGGAAGATTTACTGACTTAGCGGCTGACTTGATCCCTTCAATATCAACATTCGGCTTATGCATTTTATAATTTGTATGCTTATCGCCTGGAATCTTACGATATTCTTCTAACTCGTTGTCAACTGCTACTGGTGCGGTTGGTTCAACTTCTGGGTTCATGGCATTGTATTCAGTGTAACGACGCACTGCTTCCATATCTCCACTTGCTGCAATAATCTTTGCTTGTATCCATGGCTGCAAATCATCACGATCATCAATCATGCCATGTAATGCAATTGCATCTTTAGCTAAGAAGTATAATTGGCTGCGGGCCATAAAGCCATCTTCATCATCACCGTCAAGAACTCCTTCAGTTAAATTATTAGCGTCTAAGGATTGACTTTCATCCTGTTCTCCATATAAATCTAGATGTGCTACAGCACCCATATGCCCGTCTTCTAACAGCGCATATAGATCATCAAATGATTCGTTAATCTTGTTAAGCCAAGAAATATCTCCGCCTACCTCTATAATAGCCTTTTCTAAATTCTTACCTGGCTTGAAAGCCTTTTGTAATCTGATTATTTCATCCATTGCTCGATGGAAAGTGTTTTGAATTTTATTCTCTGTGCTCATAGTCGTTACCTTTTTTCAATGCCACGACTGTTCTTACCGCCGCGTTTTCTAATCGTTTCTAATTCGTCGTACGTATCTGATATTGCTTTTAAAAGTACTTGCACCAGACCTTTGTTAAGGTCATATTGAACACTTTCCCAATCTCCACGATTTGAACGTTCTGCAAGTTCTGCAAACATCTTAGCTACTTTAGCTTCAATTTGCTTTAATTTTAATCTACCATAACCTTGTACTAATACTTCAGGGTTATTTGGCTCATTTGGGTCCATTTCATAAATTGATTCAGTAATATACTCTATTCTCATTTTATTTTAACCTCTTTGTTGTATCCAGTTGGTTGCTTTTTACGTTTGCCATTGCCTAGATATCCCTTAGGATCAACCGCACGCCTAATCATTTTTTCTTTGCCGAATAAAGGAAAACTAACACTAGCAACATTGCCAGCCATTGAAGTTCCTGCGTCGGCATCTTCATGTAATATTATATCAGATATTTTCATACTTGTATTTAGCACTTTATGCTATTTTATCTAGCTTGTGCCTGCTCCCTTTCCCTTATCGTCATCAATATTCTTTAATATTGCCTTGTTTAATCTTCTATCAGCTTTTTTGCTACTAGTTTTAATTTTTTGCTTCTTAGCTCTAACTCGACGTTCCTTGTGAATATCTAGCTCCCTGCTTTCGTCTACATTTGCATACACACGGGCATCTTCAGTTGCAACATCATTCATTGGACCTTCTAATTCTTCAAGGTCATGTGGATCAAAGTTTTTTCTTGCCATAATAGTATTTATTGATTATTGTGATATACTATTCGCATATTAGCCTTTTCAGCTACACGCAAACTAGCACGGTTTTGTGGATTGATGAAGCACCATAGTTGCTTATCACTAAATTTTTCTTTAATTAATTGCATTGCAAATGTAGCAACACCAGCATTGCGCCAATTCTTATGTACTACATATGCGGTTTCTTGGTCTTCTTTAATTTCAATTGCACCAATTAATGAACCTGGACAGTCGCCACCAGTCCAAATCCCCCAAGTATTATAATTGTTTATGAAATTTGTGGCTATCTCTCTAGTGAATGGCCATTCAATATTCGCAGCCATTGCAGTTTCTTTGTCCATAACTGCTGTTAGTTTATATAGATCTCTTATTTCTAAACGCTTGACTTCAATATGCATATTAAGTTTATCTGCTATTTTATTGTTTTCTTGAGCCATAAGTAAATTGCATATACGGATAACAGATATATTGTTGCAATACCTACATCTACAATATGCTCACGCATGTGATAAATAAATTCTATTCCCGCTTGAACATCACCTTCAGGTCCTGCACTTTCAACTATTACTGTTTTAGTAAAGTCTCCACCTACATCACCAACTGTTTGTTCCATATTTAATCCGTTCATAATGTTATTTGCTCTTCTGTTCTGCGGTAGCAACTAATCTAATATCTTTACCATGTGCATGTGATAATTGATCTATTTCTGCTGCCTTGGCCTTGGCCATCTTTATTAGATTCTTATGTTGTTCATCACCATCGTATTCACCCTTACGCAATGCTAAATTTATTTTGAATAATTCACTCTGTAACTTGGTATTTTGCTCTGTGTCAAAATATACATCTTCATCGGGATCAGCCGCTGGGTCCCATTGAAAAAACTCGTCAGTCTTTGGATTCCAGGCATACACAAATACACCAGGTATTTTTGCTAACTTTGCCCACAACATCTTGCTGCCTGTTGATTGTTGGTAGTCACTTACAATTGTTTTTTTCCATTTTTTAATTGCAAATTCATACAATCTTGGACCCATGCCCAATCCTTGTATTTCTTTATCAAAGAACACTGTACTCTTGTGTGTTCCTGTATTTGAATCATGTTGCAATCTAAATTCGCCTAAGAATCCTTCGCTATTCGGGTCTTTTATTAATAGTACAAAGTCATCATTATCATCTTCAATAACCCAAATTTCATATTTGCCTATTCGTTCACCAGATGGCTCAGCAGCACCGATCATGCTATCAAAATCATATCTATCAGCGTCATCTTTTTTAACACCTTGCCCGCCGGCATTTTCAATTTCATTTAGTTGTGCTATTGCAATACTGACATCTTCTTTAGTGATTTCATATCGTTTGCCATGCGCTTTAATTTGTCGTCCTACTAGCAATCTAAGCATATTATTTAATTTATTAATATCTCTTTCTTGATCCAAATAATCAGCAAGTATATCTTTAATATACGGAATAATATTAGCTCTAGTTAATACTAGATTAGATGATTCAGTTAATCCCAAATTAAATGCTTGATTGGGTGTTGCGCCAGGCACACCAATAGGCTTTGGTTTACCGTTACCACCAAAAAACTTTTTAGCTTCTTTCTCAGTTTGTCCCAACTTAACATCTACTGTAGTATTAACACCAGGAACGATAACACCATCTTCATTTAAAATTTCATTTATTTTCATTTCCACTTATCCCATACTTCTTGTGCTCTGCCCTGTTTGATTAAATCGTATTCATTTGGATATTCAGACTTAAATCTATCTCGAATGTTATAGATTGCATCAAATTCTTTATTGTCTAG